GAACCTCTAGGAAATTGGAACCGTCGCTAATCAGTACGTACTGATCCACCGGCTGATACTTACCGTCCTTGAATTCTACGATATCGCTGACCTTCTGGTAATTCACGGCGCGCAACCCTGGTACGCCACGAATTGCGTGTATCGCCATCAGCCGATTCTGAATTTGCTTGAGTACGCTGAGATCATCGAGGCCCGGTTTTTCGGGCATAGCCGGACGAATACGGAACACCAGACGACTTGCGTTGTAATCCGTGTATTTAGTTTCACATTCGGCTTCGCCTTGGAGGATATACGCAATATCGTCCATTGTAATATTCTTCGCGAACATCCGCTCCTTATCGAGTTCAAATCGTAGAAGCCACGGCGATCGTCGCCGTCCTGCGGATGGTGCTTCGACCGCTTCCTCGACAGACGCAGACATCGGATCGGCGACTTGATGCGCCGCCGCCGCCGGTTCCTCGTCGCCCTCAAACGCCGCAATATACGCAAGCCACTCGGTATCCTCTGTAATTAGCGTAGCATTATCGCGGGGATCGTAGTAAATACGTGCGACCGTCACGATATCTTGGAGTAAAGTAAATTCGAGTTCCTGTGCGACACGACGCGCTTCCTCCTTCTTATCGCGCAGATCGCGACGGAGCGGAATCGTCAGCTCAATCGCCTTTGGATTCGGCGTAGCTTTGAGCAACTCTTTCAGACGTGGCACACCTCGCGTCATCGCCGACTTGGACGCTACACCCGAAAGATGGAACGTATTCAGCGTCATTTGTGTCGCCGGCTCGCCGATACTCTGCGCCGCAATCACGCCCACGGGTTGTCCAGGCTCAACCCACGATTTCCAGTGCTTCAGTACAATTTGCTCGACGAGTGCGTCCAACGCGACCGGCGTGTAGCCGATACGGTTCATACGAAGAGGCGATAGATGGTAGCGGACAAGCGCTCCCCAGAGGCGGTTGTTCGGATGCGTACGAGTGAGAATTTTCTTCTGTGCTTCCAACACCTCCGTTGCGGTCACTGTACCGGCTCCCTCGCGGAGGTTGAATCCCGATCGTACCGCGAAGATGACGCGCTCCAGATGGACCGGATAGCGTACATTCTTTTGAGGCCTATTCAGGAATACTTTCTCCACGAGAATACGACGATCCTCTTTGATATTTTGGATATATTCTTCTGCGCCCGCAGCGCCCTCCGCCGCGAATTGCGCGCGGATATCGTCGTCGCTCAACGTCGCGAGCGGTAGTTGCTGACTTTCGAGTTTCGTCGCGTTCGCTCCGTCTTCGCCGTAGGCGATTTGTAGGATGTTGCCCATTGCGTCGCGAACCGATCCATCGTGTTGCGTGATTAGATCTTCGAGTGCTACGCGCATCTGACGCTGGATGTATCCCGTATCGGCCGTCTTCACGGCCGTATCAATCAAACCTTCGCGACCCGACATCGCGTGGAAGAAGAACTCGTCGGGCTGAAGACCCTTAATGTAACTCGACGCGATGAATCCTCGCGCCTGCGCCGAGTCGTCGAATCGCTTGAAATGCGGAAGAGTACGATGTTGGAAACCATTGGGTACGCGCTTACCCTCAATCGCCGTCTGACCGAGCGTCGCAACCATTTGCGATACATTGACATCGGAACCCTTGGAACCGGCTTTAATCATATTTGTCATACGATTCGTATCGGCGAGCGACTTGAGACCGATTTTACCGGCTTCACCTACTGCTTTATTCAGCGTACTCATAAGTTTTCCCTCGAACTCCTCCTGATTCGAGCGACCCGATGAATTCTCAAAGAGACCTGTATGGAGTTGTAGAATCTGGTCTTCAATCGTTTTCGTAAGTTTGGAAAGGAACGCGCGGATTTCCTGATTTGTCGCATCATCGGCTATCAGATCACTGATACCGACGGAGAAACCGCTATTCATAAGGAAGGCCGCAATCATCGCTTGGAGCGAATCGAGGAAATCAATCGTCATATCCGGCCCGTAATCGTTGTAAATGATGTGAAGGAGTTGCTTGGAGAATACAGATTTATCTAGAATGCCCTGTTGAATTTGACCGTCAATGATTTTGACCATATTTTGGCTATTTGGATTTGTTTTGTCGGCGTCGCTGTAACTACTGTTCGCCATTTGTAGGCTCACGGGAGGAAGCAATGCGGAAAGTAGCTGTTGACCGGACCACATCGGCTGTGGCTCCATCGTCACTGGCGCAGGTAGTACGCCGTTCCAGCGCTTCGCATGTACGAGAAGATTCATAGTTTCTTTCTTTGTAAATAGTACATTCGGTCTCGTAAAGCGATTCGCTCCGACCAAGGTATCCTGTACGACGGATACGATTGGCGTAGATTCACGCGGACTTACGATTTGTAGCGGCACGGCCGCGATCTCCCGCAACTCCGTGGCGGCTTCCACGGATTGCGGGGCATGAAGATTCATCTCATCGCCATCGAACATGTTGGCGTTTTTACCGTGATTTTCACCACGGGTTAGACTTTATCTTAAGCCTTGCCTGGCTAGATGCCTGGCATGACCGACCACCGTCAAGTCGTTGCTCCTTCCTCACGATATGTCTTGTATATCAGAGAGGCTTGGGTCAGGATTGCCCATTACTTATTAGCAGTATGCTAATTCGTATCACAAGATGTTGTCACCGTACCCGTTCGGACTTTCTCCGTGGCCAGTGGCGACTTTCGTCGCCACCTTGGTAATCTTGTGCTTTAGGGGTTTCCCTGAATTTGGTGGTCTTGCGCTCCTAGAGCACTAGACGGTTATATCACCGATGTACAGGATGAGTCTGTACACCAAATGGATGCTATTACACTGTTTTTCCTAGGACGTTTTAGCACCAACGTCAGAGGCAGCCGCCTGTTGCGGACTTCGATAATCGTCTTGTACTAATATATTACTATTAGTACTATTCTCCATTATTTTGTTTTTTACGGCTAAGGCAGTTATATAGGCATTATCTGGCGATATTTTTTTTCCTCCAAAACAGATACGAAATGTTCCTTCAGATGTTTTGATATGACACGACACGAGATGATTAAAGTTCGCAATCCGAATCCGTTCAATGACGGCTCCACGGAATTGCTCAATCTTCTCTTGGTATTTACGAAGCGGATCGTCCACCGTTTCTTCAAAGACATCGATACCATGCTCGGCGAAGATTGCGACAAATTCCTGGGCTTCAAGAAGCGCTTCTTGGAATGTTGAAGTAGTCGATTGTCCAAAGACAATGCGCACAGGTTCCTCTTCTATCTGGTCGAGGAATACGTGTACGAGTTTTGGCACACCCTTCGCGTTCACAGGAGATATACGGACCTTAATTGTGGTCGGCAGATAGTGCTCTGCTATGGTAGTTTGCTCTCTGTGCTTACACCGCGAGTGTCTCATAACATTGTAGCCTTTGGGAACTACTGTATCGAGTGCTTGAATCCAATGTGCTTCTCGCTCATCGAGTCTTTCGTCAGGAACGTTGGCCTCTAAACACGAAAGTTCAAAGTCATCGGCTCCATACTCAAGTATAGCGTTTGCTAACGGCGTTTTTGAGCCACGAAAGGCTGAACTCACGTGATCGGACCATCTCCCCGCAATACCATATTTGTATTGTTTTTCATCCTTTGTTTTCGTATCTTGTGTTTGTCCTATGTATAGTTTATTCGTCGTTTTATTCTTTGCCTGATAAATGCTGCCCGGGGCCATTGTGTTTCTAATATATAATGGAGACTTTTCTTTAGACCGACTTCACTTTTTAATCCGCGTTGTATGGCGCAGTTACAAATACATTCAAACGGAACGTATTGTACGGCAGAATTTTCGCAATATGTGCCATCATCGACATCCGATGGAGCGACGGCTGTCGGTTAAACAGCACTACGTCACCATCCATCAAATGCCGATTGACGACATCGCCCTCAAAGAGTTCAATCGTCTTGGCGTTCAAGTGCTTCAGTGAAATTGTACGACCATCGACACGCTGAATCGTCTTCGCGCCAGGATACGTATCTGGACCATTCTGTATCAACTTATAGAGTTTTCCGATATTGAAGGCCGTAACCTTCTCAGGAAACGTCAGATTCATCGCAATCTTCAACGGTACGCCGAGTTCCTTGACCGAAATATTCGGATCCGGTGTAATCACCGAACGCGCCGAAAACTCGACGCGTTTGCCCTGAAGATTGGAACGAATACGACCCTCCTTCGAACCTAGACGCTGTTGGAGCGACTTGAGCAGACGTCCAGAGCGCTGTGCCGAAGGACTGATACCTGGAATGTTGTTATCGACGAGTGTAGCAACGTAGTACTGTAGTAGATTCGTCCATTCGTCAATCGCACGCTTCTTCGGTTCCTCCTCAGCGAGTTTCTTCTTTAGCGTAGCGTTTGTCTTAATGATACAAATGAGCTGACTCGTCAGATCATCCTCTGAACGCTGATTGTTATCTTGCGTCACCGAAGGACGAACTTGCGGAGGTGGAATCGGTAGAACCGTACATACCATCCAATCCGGTCGGCACCAGTGTCGGCTGAATCCCATAAATTCTACATCCTCGTCCGTGACGCGACGAAGCAGACGATGAACATACTCGGGTTCCAGTGGCATCGATAGATTGATATCGCCTGTACTATCCTCGACGGCTCCCTCAGGCATCTCTACGCCCTCCTGCTTCACGAGTTTCTTCCACTCGGCATAAATCTTATGTACAGGCTCCTCCTTGTACTTCGATGGCTGTAGAGAACCGCATCCGTCCTCTGTATCTTCGCCGCATCGGCTGGTGCCGGCCGCCGCTTCTAGCACCATCTTCCAGCGACTCTCACCTTTGAGTTTCAGCAGATGCGCATTGCGTTGCTTATCGATGAGTAGTTTTCCACACTTGAAGCAAACACAGCGCAGAACCTTCATCATAAGTTTGAAGAATTGCGTATAATACACGGGTC